ATTCTCATTTGCTCTCTTTGTAGCTCCATCTGTTCCTGATGTCGCCTTTCAGTCTCCTCCCTTGACGGGCCTCTGTTGCCACCACCACACATAGTTCTAATTTTGTAGGTTGTTTTGTTCAATATAAACGGATTCAAGCATATTTACCAGTTTTACCTGACCAGAATAAATCCATATCTCACGTTCTGTCATTTCTATAGTCGGGCATTTTTCTGGAAACATCTCTTGTAGTTTCCTAAGTAACGGTTCACTTATGGGCGGGAACTCTTCGTCTACGCCTGCATTGTCAATGGTTGCCATAGCTGTACCTCTCCTGTTTTGTAATTGTATTCACCATCTCTAAGGATGCGTGTTAGCTGTGCCGTAAGTACAGCGTCAGCAAATGATTTGTTTTTCTTTTCATAATATTTAACAACTTTATCCCACATATCTTCAATAGTAACTGCATCTTTCAATATCTTTTCTGCTGTTTTTGGCCCTACACCTTCGACACCCTCGATGTTATCTGTATGATCTCCTGATAAAACTTGCTGCATCCAAAACCTATCAGCCTTCTTTTTTGTAATTAGTTCTAAGTCATCGCTAGCCAGCAAAGTGCAAGGTACTCCTCTCATATCTTTATCTGGTGAGACAATGATTGGTTTGTCGTAACGATTATTAGTGCTAAGTAAACCGAGTACATCGTCACCCTCCAAGCCTTCGTAACTAACTGCTTCATAGTATTTATTAACTAATTTAATTACATCACGCAGAGCTAAAGGTTTGCGTTTGCCTATCCTGTTTGCTTTGTAGTCCTGGTATATGCCATGCCTAAACGTGGGATAGTTTGTGAAACACATTACAACTGCACCATCATCGTCAGTAACTTTCTTGTATTGATTAACCCTGGTATCTATAAGATCCATGACATCTTTCTCTGTGCTATGTAACAAGTGAGTGCCATCATCTGCTCTGAAATCTACCTCGCAAGCGCAACATGAAGAATAGATTAGCCAATCAGCATCTATCAAAAGTGTCATAATTTTTCTCCAAAAAAATCTTTTGCAGCTACAGATAATCTTCCTGTAGTTTCTGAGTATTCAAGTTTATCTGCCAAGCCGAGGCAACCTGTATGTCTGTTCTTTAACACTTTTAGTTGTAATTCATTGCTAGTTTCTTCGTCAGTTTGCGACCTGATGCCACTTATAACCAAGTCACTTAACTGGGCTATGCTTTGCGATCCTCTCAAGCTGGCTAAATTAATGTCACCTCCGTCCTCTGCTGGCTTGCCGTCAGTCCTGCGTAAGTGACTAACCATAACTAAACCTACGCCTGTCTTTTCTACTACCTGTCTAAGCTTGGTTACACATACATCTATCTGCTTTCTTTCATCTCCAACACTTAATCCTGAGACAACAATACTAATATGGTCGAGGAAGATAACGTCACAGTTCTCGCCTGTAGCCATGTATATAATCTGGTCTATTAATCTATCAGGATCTAAAGAACCAAAGTGTTCCAGAAGCATAAACCTACCTCCTGCAAAAAGGTAATCGAAAGCGCAGCGTAAATCTTTTTGGTCAACGTCATCCTGTTTTAAGTGCAGAGGTTTGTTAAGAGCAATAGACAGTATGCCTTGCATGCTTCTTTTACTGCTCTCTTCAAGGCCAATCCAGCCTACCTTTAACCCGTTATTAAGAAAGTGATAAGCCATTTCTCGACACAGTAGGCTCTTGCCCGAACCTGTGCCTGCGCAGATAGTTACAAGTGCCTGCTTACGAAACCCCTGGCACATTTTATTTAGCTCTGGATATGGATAACTACATACTCCTGTTTCATCTTTCTTTATCAGTTCTTCCCATAAGTCATAGGCGTTATGTATGCCATCTGGTCTAGCAGGGATCGCCTTCCATAGTAGATCCTTAAGTTGTTCCCCTTCTCCTGCGAGGAGCATTTCGTTAGCGTCCTTTCTTGGTAGTCTACAAATAGCTGCCTTGCCAGGAGGTAAGATTTCAACTGCTTTCTTGGCAGCATTGAAACCAGGTTCATCGCTGTCGAAGCAAATGACAATACGACTGAATTGCGATAGCCATTCCATGTTTGCAGCTATGTACTTATTAGCTGACTGACAGCCATTTGGCAAACTTACTACAGGAAAACGGTTGCCTTGTATCTGTGAAATAGTAAGGCAATCGACTTCGCCCTCTGTAATTACAGCAAAGATATTAGTTTCAGTTCCGTGGTTTTGTCTCCAAATTTTTTGACCCCAAAGTTGCATGCTGCTAGTATCACCAACCCATCCGAACCTTTTATCTTTATATCTAAGGTGCTGTGCTACTGGCTTACCTATCTTGTCGTGATAAGTTGCAACCTGTACTACCTGGTTGTTGTACTCTGCATATCCATAGTCATATAGTTCGCAAGTCTCTTTGCTGATTCCACGCTTAGGTAATGCCTTTGGTGTAATGAACGGAAGTAAGGGTGTAACCTTCATCTTAAATGGTTTCTCAAACTTAATCGGTTTATCTTTTGGTGGTTGATATTGCCATCCACATCCAAAGCAATGCTTATGCCCATCGTCATAAACAGCTACGTTATCTTTTGAGTTGCACTCAGGGCAAGGCTCTTTGCTTATGTACTTGCTTGGCATTGTTCCAATGATTAATTAATTCTTCAAGTTCTTTAATTCTTTTTTTCGCTTGATTTATTTTTTCCTGGGTCGTCATACCAATCAGATGGGATAATTTTATCAGCGTAAAGGAAGCCATGCCTATCGCACCATTGGCCGTAGGTTAAACTTCCTTTCGCTTTAGTGAGCTTTGTCTTACTGTTCTGAAAACAGAACCGAATGTCTAATTCGGGTCGAGCCTTCGCAATGATAAGGTGCTTTCTTCGATCTTCTGGGGAGAAGTACCCTTTTGTTTCCACAATAAAATTGTTGAGGATAAAATCAGGCTTGTAGCAGCAAGGAATTTCATAGTTTATTTCAAGAGTTTCGTAAGTAAATACAATTTTGTTTTGTTTAAGTGTAGCTGCAAAGTCAGCTTCAAACTTACTTTTGTATTTAGAACTCTTCTTCACCTCCGAAGGTATCTTCGATTGTTTCTTTTGGCGTTTCTGTTGTTGCGTCAAAGCCGTAATCCTGTGCTGTCTTTATGTATTCAACGTGCTTGTGGATCTTTACTGCCTGTGGCTGGATCTTAACACCAACACCAAAGTTGCCGTCATAACCCATGATCCTCATGTTGACTTGACCTAATGTACCAGCACCGCACTTGTTTACTTTTTGCTTTTCATCTTCTGTCATAACTTTGTTGTCTGCGTTAAATAAAACAGGCGGTGTCATGTGCCATTGCTCACCAGTAGTTCTATTAATACCTCCAGTTGGCATCTTAGTTTTAATTACAAAGTAATCTTTCTCCCCATCACCATCGTTTATTTTCTCATAGCTCCACGGTTTATTAGCCAGCTTAAATTTCTTGTTAGGGTTAGCTGCTTTAAGTTGCTGCTTCCATTTATCCAGGAAAGCTTCTAGCTCTGTCTCCAAAGGCAAAGCTTTATCCATGTCAATCAAGCAAGTAACCTTCCAAAGTGGATCGTACTTTGTGTCAGGTTCGACTAACCATGTGTACTGAAATTTACAGACAGGTGTTTTTGTAATTAAAGTTTCGGATTTCATGTGATGAAATAGTTTGAGTAACGTGTGATTGTAGGGTCAAGTGTTCCGTGCTGTGGCTCACTAGGCATGCCCTTTGTGCCTGGGATTTTTGAAGTTAGCTCTACCTTTATATCTGTTAACCAATCATGTGCGTACATATCTGCAAAAGTTTTTCTAACTGAATCTCTTAGCTGTGACATTTCTGCTGGAGTGGTGGTAAAGCAGTCGTGTATGCCTCCTATATTTTGTATGTAACTCATTGCATCCACGGTAGAAGCTGCCATGTGGCTGCTGTCCATACTATGAAGTACATTTGCAGATAAAGCATAGCTCATTCTCTTCGTATCTAAACCAGGTGCATCTACTTGTGTTCGTATATCTAAATATATATCTGATAAATATTTCATTCTTATCCTGGTCAATCTTGTATCGCTGTATTCCTGATGCACTAATAAACCAGAAGGCGTTGTCCACTCTATAGCCGTGTTATTCTTACCAGCTGCTCGACCTACAGACTTAAACCATTTCATTGCTAGTACTGCTGGCTCTATTAATGACGTTGCCTCTTTGTGTAATAGCCGTGCCATGTAGTGCATCGTTGACATTGATCCTTTTTTAGTAGTCCAACTGCCGTGACCAAATAAATCTTTAGCTCTTTTTGTAGCCCAATCGTAAGCAAAGTAGTAAAAGGCTGTGTTAGTAGCTGAGTAAGGCGTGGTCATTACGCAGGGTTTTGCTAGTGATCTATCAGGTTGCAGCATTAACCACTTTTTTGCTCGATGATCTTCACTTTGACGCAGCTTCTTGTTAACTTTGTTAATCACTTCTGTATAAATATCTCTCGGTGTCTCATCATTCTCAAGATTAACCAGCTTACCCATGCTTTTTGACCTAAGAAGTGACGCATAGTGCTGTATTCCAGAGCAAGTGCAGTCCAACATTAC